AGGTGGTTGTGAAAAATATAAAATGGCTGTGAAATATGGCTGTGAAATATGGCTGTGAAATATGGCTGTGAAATATGGCTGTGAAATATGGCTGTGAAATATGGCTGTGAAATATGGCTGTGAAATATGGCTGTGAAATATGGCTGTAAAAAAATGAATATGAATGTGATAGCTGTGAAAAAATACTGTGAAAAATGGCTGTGAAATATGGCTGTGAAAAATATGAAATGGCTGTGAAAATATAAAAATGGCTGTGAAAATATAAAAATGGCTGTGATGGCTGTGAAATTTGTGAATTTTATTTTCTTTTTATTTTTATTTAAAAAAATTTTAATTTTAAATAAAGTTTCACAGCCATCACAGCCATTTCACATTTTTCACAGCCATTTCATATTTTTCACAGCCATATTTCACAGCCATATTATTTTTTCACAGCCATATTTCACAGCCATATTATTTTTCACAGCCATTTCATATTTCACAGCCATATTTCACAGCCATATTATTTTTCACATCCATTTTATATTTTTTCACAGCCATTACTTTGAATATAAGTGAAAGAACCATCATATAAATCTATTAATGTCTTAATAATAACACAAAGTAATAATAGGTTGATTTCAAAATGAAGAAACCAACCTAATCTGCTTGACATCCATCGAAAACTACGAATCCATCTAAATCTTTTTCATCTTCTAAATCTAAATCATCAAAATTATAAACAGGATCTTTCAATAATTTTCTTATTTTATCTTTTAATTCTGGAATAGTTATTTTAAACCCAATTTTTCTCTTTCCATCTTTCTCAAATCTTTCAGTTTCAATATTTAACATACTAGATAAATTTCTTGATAATTGATTACCATTATTTAGTTGTTTTTTATTTGGGATAATTGGGAACAAAGACCCATAGATCAGAGAAGAATGAGAATGTTAATTGCTAGAGTGCAGACTCCCAAGGTTGGTGGTCAGAAGGATTGGATTTATTAGCGTGGAGTTTGCTGAAGAGTTTGCTGAAGAGTTTTACTGAAGAGTTTGCTGAAGAGTTTGCTGAAGAGTTTTACTGAAGAGTTTTACTGAAGAGTTTGCTGAAGAGTTTGCTGAAGAGTTTGCTGAAGAGTTTGCTGAAGAGTTTTACTGAAGAGTTTGATGAAGAGTTTTACTGAAGAGTTTGATGAAGAGTTTTACTGAAGAGTTTGATGAATAGTTTGCTGAAGAGTTTTACTGAAGAGTTTGCTGAAGAGTTTGCTGAAGAGTTTTACTGAAGAGTTTGCTGAAGAGTTTGCTGAAGAGTTTGCTGAAGAGTTTTACTGAAGATTTTGCTGAAGAGTTTTGCTGAAGAGTTTGCTGAAGAGTTTTACTGAAGAGTTTGCTGAAGAGATTGATGAAGAGTTTTAATGAAGATATTGATGAAGAGTTTTGCTGAAGAGTTTTGCTAAAGAGTTTTGCTGAAGAGATTGATGAAAAGTTTTGCTGAAGAGTTTTGCTGAAGAGAATAATAAGTTTGCTGAAGAATTGATGAGTTTTGATGAAGAGATTGATGAAGAGTTTTGCTGAAGAGTTTTGCTGAAGAGTTTTGCTGAAGAGATTGATGAAAAGTTTTGCTGAAGAGTTTTGCTGAAGAGAATAATAAGTTTGCTGAAGAATTGATGAGTTTTGATGAAGTTGCTGAAGTGATGATTATTATTTTTTTATTTTATAAAAAATAATAAAAAAATATATTTTTTTTTGTTTTGCTTCAGCAACTTCAGCAAAACTCATCAATTCTTCAGCAAAACTTATTATTCTCTTCAGCAAACTTATTATTCTCTTCAGCAAACTTATTATTCTCTTCAGCAAAACTTATTATTCTCTTCAGCAAACTTATTATTTTCTTCATCAAAATCTTTGATTAAGGATTTACTCGTACATATATAGAATAAAAGATAACTATAAGACCGCATATATTAGATATAATATGTCTTAGTAATAATACAAAGTAATAATAGGTTGACTTCAAATTGAGAAATCAACCTAATCTACTTGACATCCATCAAAAATTACGACTCCATCTAGATTTGCAACATCTTGATCTTCTAAATCTAGTTCATCAAAATTATAATCTGGATCTTTCAATAACTTTCTTATTTTATCTTTTAATTCAGGTATTGTTATATCAATACCTGCTTTTGTGTTACTGCCATTTTTACTAAATCTTCTAGTTTTTATATCTAATACAGTTGTTAATTGTTTTGATAAATTATTAGCATTTAAATGGGTTTTCTTTGGAATATTGTTATATTCATCCTCGAATTCGGAAATATGCCATTTACCCACAGTAGAATTTGTATTATGTTTAATTAAATTAATAATACATTTATGTAATGGATCCAGAGATTTTTCTTTTAAATCTCTCTTCCATTCAGTCAATGGAATTTTATCAGAAATCCATTCCGATATATCATACGTTAATAAATATTCAAACATTTCTCTACCAGAATCATTATTAAAACATGTTTTCTCAATGTTTTTAAAATAACCATCAATGTAAACTGCACCGCAATCTAATTCCATACAAACGTATCTTCTGTCACTTGATTCGATTTTTACAACCCAATCGCAATTTGAAGTAAATATGCAATCAGTATAATCATCTCTATCAAATGCATCTACACCTTTATACTCTATTGGTTTTCTAGTACGAGTGATAATATCTTTCAATCTATCAGCCATCTTATATGCAACACCTTTATTTTGTGCTTCGTCTAATCCAACTAATACAACTCTTTCAAATTTCGCATTAAATTTACCTAAAATATCTTCAATATTAGAGGTACTTGTACAAAAGGGTTGACCTAATACATATTCTTTAAAATAATCGACGATAATGTTTTTCCCAGCACCTTGAATAATAGATTTTAATACTAAAGCCGTACCTAATTTTTTATTGGGTCTCTGTACTTTATGTGAGAACCAAGAAACAGTATAATCATATAATTTATTATCATTTCTACACCAATATTTTTTGATATGATTCAAAATTGGAGCAATTTTTGGAGTAATTGGCCTGGGATTTAAGTCATTTGGAACTTTATGTTTGAATCCGAAAAATAAATTTAAAACATGGTCTTGAAGATTGGGTTTATTTAATGTGAATGGTTCCCACGCAATTTCTTTAACTTGTCTTCTATCCAATGAATACATCCATTTATCTAAAGCTATTTTGATAGTCGTATAAATACCGGTTAGACTAGTATATCTCCTAATTATATATGGTTGATTTATAGACCCATAATCTAATTCAATTACCGTTGGTTTTGTACTTCCAATCCAATGAATTAAGAATTTGTTAAGATATTGAATTAATAATTTCTTTTCAATAACGATATATTTTCCTGTTTCTTTATTATACTTGATAAAATTTTCTTTTATATATCTTTCACTAAGACTATCCATATTATCAGGCTCTGTTTTCTTTTTTGTTTTCTTCGTTTCTTTTAAAGATATTTTCTTTTTTGGTTTTACTGTTTTTTCATGATTTTTATCTTTATTTTGTATTTTATTTTTGGAAATATTTTTCTCCTCATTTATTATAGAATTATCATCGTCACCATCATCTAATAAACATTTACCTGCGAATACATTTTTAGGTTCATTTGATTGTAATAATATAGAATTATCATCATCAACATCATCTAATAGGCATTTACCTGCGAATACATTTTTAGGTTCATTCGATTGTAATAATATAGAATTGCCGGGTCGACATATGAAATATGTTCCAGTCTCAGTTTTTCTGACACATGAATTGTTATTGAATTTTGCATGATTTCTATTACATATTGAGCAAAAATATGGTATACTTCCTTTAAATATAACTTCATTATGTTGATTGATTTTAATGAATCGTAATGAATCGTTCCAATATCCGGCATCTTTCAAAAGAGTAATTGCTTCACTTTGGGTCATTTCAATGCAATTTTCGATGCATTTTCCTGAAGAAATTTCAGGTTTGCATAAAACGGGAGATTTTTCCCCCCCATATAAATCATCCGTCATACACTTCTGTTTCCATTCAAATTCATTATCACTATTTGTGTATTGAACTATGTAATCTTCGAATTTATTTTTGCTATCTTCAAAATTAATAACTTTAAATACTCTTCCCGGATCATTCGTTTTCGCACAATCAATACACCTAAAATTTTGTGTCGATTTATATACCGAATTATCAAAAAATTGATTTTCATTTTGCTTATTTTTAGACCATATCAAATTAGGATATTTATTATCTACTCCTTGTTCAGTTGCATATCTGTTTATATCAGCAACAATTTCATTCATTTTTACCATTTTCAGCCCGCCAAGACCACAAATGATAAAATGATATGAATATTTTGTCATATCGGTTTTAATATCTTTACCAGACGCAGACAAAATGGATATGTTATCTAATTCTATATCGAAATATGACATGAATAAATCACAAAAACTTGTAACTATATCTGCATTCATGTCTAAACTAAAATTTTCGTTACAGTAGCAATCAATATCAAAATAAGGCTTTACAAAAGTTTCATGTGTTAAGTATTCATTTAAAAATTTAGGTTCTGTTTGCCTATTAATAAAACTAATCATATCTGTGATATTCCGAAAAACAAATGGATCTATTGTAAATCCACCAGTCTTTGGTAATTGAGCCTTTAAATAAAATTTTTGATTGCTCATTTTTTTTCTCTCCTATATAATCTATAAATATTTTTTTTTTCACGAAAAAAATAATTCAATTTTTTTCTCGTAAAATTAAAATCTATATATTATTTTATAAAATAAATAACTAAATGAATAACTGTGATCGAAAAATGACATATAGAGAAAGAGATTTAATCAATAAAAAAAGAAAGTATGCGAAAAACCGTCTTGATAATTTGTTACAATTACAAACAGACCTTATAAAAGTATTATCTGAGACTGATTTTGAAAAATGTGAAGAGGCTCCGAAAGACATAAATAAAATGATGAAGAAACTATATGAATCATTAAGTTCAATTGAAAATCAAATTTAATATAATTCGGATCGCAAAATTGTATTTTCTAAAGAGTTAATATATAACAATGAGTAGTGACTGGATTTCTTTCGTTAAAGCTTTTGCAAACACTAATGGTATTTCCTATGGACAAGCATTAAAACTTGCGGGACCTTATTATCATCAACAAAAAGGTACTCGATCGACTGGTCGCAAGAAAAAAAGAACTGGTGGTGTGGTAGTTAGAGCCGATAAATATAATAGAATGGCATCAGACATATTAGGTTATGGTGGTGCTAAAGCCCAAAAAGGAGCTCTGGCTGCACTATTATCAGGTCTGGATGCCCAAGTTAAAATTAACTAATCTGTTCACTCTAATAGAATCTTCTTCATCTTCTGATGCATATTAGAATATAATTGATGATATTGTGTCTGATTATGTCTGGATGTATTGGATCTGGTAAACATCTTACCACATACTTTGCATTCAATTCTTTCTCTAAATCGACCAGTCGACTCCGAATCTGATGGCTTGGTATTGTATATGGCTTTACCGATAGGAGTCATCGCATATCGGATCTCTTCGGGTTTACATAATGGTAATGATTTATGTTCACTTAAAGCATCCTGTAATTGTTTTTTATTGAACATATTTGTGTGTATAAAAAGTACACACAAATTTTATAAATTTTTAATTTATGTCATACTTTTTTAAAAAAGTATAATATATAATGTTTTCATTTGACTCGGGTAAACCTATTGCGGTTATTAAAGGAGGTACATTTAATGGTGAGATTTTATTTGTTGATTCGGAGGATAGTAAATGTTGTGGAGGTTGTTCATATAAGTGTTCCCGTCAAGCTTGCTGTAACGACTGTAGTATGTGTTATGATAAGATGATACTTCCCAAAGATATAGGTATTGAGGGGGATTTTCAACACATACCTAATGAAAAAGAAAGAGTTATTTATATTGCCGGACCTTCGGGCTCAGGTAAAAGTACATATGCTTCGAAATATATTGAGATGTACCTGAAATTATTTCCACACGCTAAATTTTTTGTCTTTTCAAGATTGAATGATGATGAACCTCTAGACAAATTAAATCCTCACCGAGTAACAATCGATCAATCATTAATTGAAGAACCTATAGATATTACACAGGATGTTATCCCAGATAGTATCATATTATTTGATGATATAGATACTATTCAAGATAAAAAATTACAATTAGCTGTAAATAAATTAAAAGCAGACATATTGGAAATAGGTAGACATATGAATATAAGATGTGTAATAACAAGTCATCTGGTTAATCCAAATGAGAGATCGGCATCTAGAACATTATTGAATGAAATGCAGACATTAACTGTTTTCCCAAATGCCGGAAGTACATATCAAATTGAATATGCATTGAAAAAATACTTTGGATTTTCTACCAAACAAATCAGATCAGTCCTAGATATGAAAAATACCAGATGGGTTACAATATTTAAAGATTATCCTCAGGTAATTCTAACCGAACATAGAGCGGTATTTGTCAGTTCTTTGAACCAAGATTAAGATCACTTATAGCTTGATCAATGATTTTATTATCGAAACTTAAATATTGTTGTGTGGAAGTAATTTGTTTATGACCCATTGCTTTCTGAGTTTTCAGTATATCATTTCCTAATTTTTCATGAACATTTTTGGCGTATGTTTTTCTCATAGTATGAGTAGCTAATTTTCCAGTCATTTCATTATTACGATAAACCATATATAGTACACCAGTTGCTTGACGGGTCGAAATAGCTTTATTATCAGACTTTTGTGATTTAAATAAATAATAATTCTTGTCAATTGGTTTTCCATATATTTCTTTAAAGTTATCGAGATAATTTTTGAGATATTGTTTCACAGTTTCATTCATCAGCATAGTTCTACTCTCAATTTTTTTTTTCATATTAGCTCTTTGCACTGTGACATAATCAGCAATTTTGGAATACGGCATAATATCTTTAATTTTCAGACTCAATAATTCATTAACTCTATATCCAGTGTTCATTCCCAGTATAAACATAGCTTGATTTCTCAATTTGTATTTGCCTTGGAATGAATTTAAACAATCAGTTATTTCTTCCGCAGTTAATGGGCGACAACCTTTCATTTTTATTGTATATAAAAATGAGAGATTTTAAACAGGAAATTTATACTTTTAATAAAAGTATCGCAAAACTCGGGGTTTACGGGGTGTCCCCGTAAAAGAGTTACTTTTCTGAATACATAAAAATTTGACATTTTCTATATAAATATATATCTATAAAACTGGATATTTTAATCATTTTTCGATATTAGATCTTTACGGGACACCCGTACTTTTATCAAAAGTATTTTTTTGAATCGAAACGGCATTTAGACAATCAATATACATTTGGTGTACTTTGATTCGATATTCAAATTCCTTTATCTGTTTTTTTAATCCTTCTATTGTGTTTTCACAAGATTTTTTTTTTGAAATATGTCCACTTCTTAACCAATCAATAGTATGTTCAAATCCCATTTTCATTAGTTCATTTTCAGGGTATGCTTGAGGGAATATATCAGGAATTTCTAAACTTGACATTTTCTGTATATATAATCTATACAGAAAAAAATTTCAAGTTTTAAATTTCCGAAAATAACATCTTAAAAAATTAAAGTATTTAACATGGCTAATACTTTAAATTTTGAGAGTAATAAGTATAAATTTCCTAATTCGTCAAAACCTGAAATTTTTAACTTATATCAAAACTCATAGGTTTAACTAAGTGTCTAGTTTAACTAGAAGTAAATTTAGTATTTAAATATTTCAAGTTTTAAAACTTGAAATATTTTTTTCAAGATAGTATATTATATATAATGGAAATTGAGATAATTAGACCATTATTTAAATCGCTTGGTATTGAAGATACTTTGTCTATAATTTTAGAGTATTTAATAGTAGATAATTATTGTGAAGATCATGATATGTTTATAAGGAATCAATGTTTATACCAATATCAGATTAATTATTCATGTATCAGATGCACACTTAATAGTTTTCAGTATTTTAAAATGGGTGTTAGAAATTATTTGATTAATAATTTACCCGAATCACCTGATGAATATATTTATGAGGTATTGAATAATCCTTACAAATTAACTATTCTTTCGGGATTCACAATAAATTCTGATTTTTATGATGGGAAGATATCACATAAAAAACGATTGTATTGCGAAATCTTTAAAAATAATTCATACATATCGTAGAAAACCCCGAAGTAGCTCCACCAGTAGAAGTAAGACCGACTGCGAATGTATCTCCTGGATTTAATGTCACATTATTGGATGTATTAGTAGCCGTAGTTGCAGTACCTGATATTATAATAGATAATGGGGTCGCTGAACCGTTCACATATAAGGTATATGTCCAGCTCTGTCCAGCTCCGGGTGGTGCACTAAGTAAAACTCTTAATGATCGGATAGTTATCTGATTATTAGTTACAGCCCTAGCATTCGGAAAAGTAGCTACTTCACCACAAGGACCAATAAAATTCCCACTTGTAGTAGCAGAGAAAGAACTCCAATATATTTGATTAGATCCAACATTAATACCTTCAGTTAATGTCAATGAATTTGCATACAGATTGTACCCATTCGGGACTTCCAAATTAGAGATACTCATATTTTATATTATATATTACCTTTTTAAAAAAAAAGTTATAATTCTGGTTTCTTGAGTCCTGATAGGAAGCTCACTAAAGCACGAATATTATGATATTCTACCAGTTTGTAACCAGGTATTAAATTTGTCTTTGATACCAGGAGTTAATGATGCTTGTGTTACAGTGATATTTTTAATGTCACTGTATAATTTTAAAAAATCAATCCATTCATCACCTAATTGTGTCTGTCCTACAATAGGTATTGGACCAGGTCCTGATATCTGTCTTAAACTACGAACTACCGGATTTAATTTTATTTTCTTAGGTTTAAGCTTTAATTTTTTCTTTATTTTTGGCTCTGGACCCATCATCTGATTAGTTCCACTTTCAGGTAGCTGAAATAATTCAGCTGGTTGGATTAATTGATCAGGCACTATACCTTTTTTAGGTACTTTAAACATCCCGTTATCAACTAACCATTTATTATATATTTGGCCGATATCTTTCATTCTTAATATATCAGGTCTCTTCATCCCATTCACTTGAGCATATTCTCGTAAAAATAATTGCCATGTATTATTGTAGTATTTGGGGCTAGTATAAGGCACTAGAGGTACATATTTACCACATATAACAAATCCATCTTTATCTATTCCAGGAAATAGACATTTTCTATATCCCTTAGATTTAGTTCCGCCTAATGCTGTATAACTACCCATTAATTCTCGCCTAACCATATGTCTAAGTAATCTTTCATTTAACATTGAGTAATATATATTACCCTTTTAAAACTTTTTTACCTTTTTTCAAAAAGTATATCAGAATTTGGATTAAAGTGGTGTCCCTGTCCATGTCCGTACATTTAATATGAACATTGTCCTTTATATTGTTCATATACTTTCCTAATTCCTGGCATTCTCATAGCATCACCATAACTTATACCATTTTGTACAGCATATTGTTTTAAGAATATAACCCATGGATTATATCTAATGCCACCTCTTTTTCTCTTGGGTTTAGCGCTACCAACCATTCCTCTACCCATTATTGGATACATCATTGATTGTCCATACATTTCTGGATGCCATAGAGAACCAACATCTTCAACAACAACACCTCCTTTTCCTTTAAGTTTTAGTTTTGGACCGAGACATATTTGAGAACATTGTTTTGTTGTAGGTTTACCAGTTTTTCTATTTCTTTTGATAGGTCCTGGTTTTCTGGGAACACATGGAGAATACATTACAGGAGTTTTTTTAGCTCCCGCAGTGACACCCATTCCCATTCTAATTTCATCCTGAATAATATTTCTTATTCTTTGATCAAATGACATTATTATATATATTACCTTTTAAAAAAAGAAACTTTTTTTACCTTTTTTTTAAAGGTATACCAAAAAGGTGGACATGGGGGGAAATCCCCAAAAAAATTAATCAAAATCGGTGTTTGGCTATTTAACGATATTCTAATGCTTTCCTTAATTGAGCTTTAGATAATTTTTTACCACCTGCCATTACACCCTCTCCTTCATCATATCCGTATCCTAAATTTCTGGCAACTTGTGAAGCTGGTCCACCTATTCCAGGAATCAGTGGAGCAAGTGTAGATATTAATTTACTTTCTTTGAGAAAATTATTTATCTTAGATCCAAAGTCTTTCAATCCACTTAAAAAGTCACCACCATTAATATCTTGAATATCTCGGTAACTTACAAATGGGGATGGTTTCGCATCAAGAATATCTTGTTTTGAAATAACCCCAAGTTGTGCTACACTTTGACCTAACGCCGGTACCGTGAAAGTACCTTCCTGGATCACAACCATTAGAATTGACATCGGAACTGTATCCCATGCACCAGAAGAATTGAGGTTTTGTACATTCAGTGTGACTTGTAAATTATATTGTCCTTGCATACCTGGTGCCTGATCGGGACCTAATTGTAGGTCTGTGCCAAATTCAAGGCAAATAGGTCCACCAGTAGTAGGTACACGAGCTGTTCCAACATTTGGAGGAAATGCTGCATTATATCCGGGATATCCACTCCATTGTTGCCAAGTAAAATCTCCATGATTCTTGACATTTGTTAAATATAATTGTTGTTGATTTGCAGATGACATTAAAGTACTATTTGCATCCCACTCAACTTTAATATTAGTAATAGATAAAAAGCAATCAGTCAGATTAGGTGAATTTAATAATGCTTGATTAGATGGTCTAACATATATGTATACACGTCTAGGGATCGAACTTATTTGAATATTATTAGCCGTAACAGTGACACCCGAACCCGGTAAACTGGTAGGTGAATATGCAATAGTTCCAATATCAGTTGTGTATACAATTGGATTAAAATATGGATATGTAATAGGTGTATTAAATGTTAATCCTCGAGTCAATAGATTGGGAGTGATATATTTAAAGAGCAATCGTGGTTGATTATCATTATATGAGAAGGCTGGACTAAAGTTATTAAATTGAACACTAATATTTGTAATATTCGAAAAAACCGAGGCGCCTAAAGCTGGATTAGTTGAAACCGGAGTAATTGCATCATGTGACCACATTCTATTACCCAGGTTGTTGTAGAATGAAATATTGTAATCAAGTGAGTTAACATTATATAATCCTTGTGAGTTATGATGACCCCAGTACAAAGGACTCAAAAACAATGGTTCGGTCACTACCATATCCACTATGGCCGTTGCTAAAGTTCCATTAACAGTCGGTACTACAGCTATATTTGAAGTAGACAAAATAGTGAATGGGAATGAACCTCTTTGAGTTGGAGAACCATCCAAACCATCACCATAAAAGGCCAATGGAGAACGAATCGAACCATGTAAATCGGCATAATTTAAAGATTGATCTGGATAATTTGGGGTCAGTGAATAGTCTTTGGTTTTTAATTTTGAATCAATATTATATCTAATTAATGCATGTATATAATCCCCAACATTTGAAGATATTTGTGTATTGTTGATTGTCACCGTTAAACTTTCCATGCTTCCAGTCAGTGGATATGCTCTAGGTGCATCAAATCCGGCATTTAATAAAGATGTTGGTGGAGCATATGCTGCATTATCAGTTGTGATTAATCCGGTAAAAGTTAATCTTACAGGTGCTTGAAAATATTGTTTTCTAGTCGTGAATATCGAACCATTGGGTGGTGGACAACTAAATTGTATTGATGAACTTGAAATAGATGTGGATGTAAAAGCTTTATAACTAATCTTATCTCCACCTTTTAGAATTGAATAGTCTCTTTTAGTTTGAACGTCAGTTATTGGATCTAACACTTCAACTGGTGTTAATTTTTGATAAGATAATGACATTGTATATATTATACTTTATAGTTTTTAAAAAAGTTAGACATAAGTTAGTAAATTATGCGTATTTTTATACATATCTTTTTTAATGAAAGCAATTTTTAGCTCTATTTGCTGTCCAACAGATATTAATAATGGATGTACATTACCAATTTTATCTTGCCAATAAACACCAAAATCAACTTTATTTAATGGTATTTCAGATATCATATCAACTAATTTATATTGACCTAGTGGTGTATAATATGCTATACTTCGAGATTGATTGGAAAATTCAAGCTGTGGTACATAATCCGCAACAACGGGTACCTGACTATTGACACCGGTATTCATACCCGATAAACTTTGACGTGGAGCGCTTTCCTTTTGTATTGGTATATCATTTGTAGTGATTAAAATTTTTCTAATTGAAAACCATAAAACTATTGTATTGTAATCCTCCGTAAATATATATGTTCCATCTGTTGTCAATGAAGGTAAAGGTGTTAAGATATGACTTAATTCTCTGCCTTGAGGTTGATTATAACCATAAAATTTATAATTAAATGAAGATAAATAATTACTTGCTTCATTATTCATAAAAATTTCAGCTCCAGTTGCAAAAAAATCCGGAGTGATTGTTAGTGAAAATAATTGATTAACTGGATTGAATGAATAAAAAGGAGATGCAATGGCTCCTAAACCAGCATTTGTCATAGCTGTATTCAAAGCTGTATTGAACATATTAATTACATTAGTAAAAGTATAAACCCAATAATAAGTTGATGATAATTGAGACGACGTAAAAAATATAGGTCCGATAGGTGCCGGTGTAGGTGGTAATGTTGGTTCTAAAGATACATATACAACATTAACTGGGAAATTTGTACCAGCAAATCTAATACCAAAAATTAATGGTGTCAAATTGGGATCTGGTTGATTATTTAGAATTGGCATAATTAATATTGGTATATCATTTAGAGGAATACTGAATCTAATAATACTACAGTAATATTTAGAGCAATCATCCAAGATAGGTATTGTTAAACTCTCCTTATATGTTGCCGGAGCTGGGTTGTTTCCTTGAGTTTGATCTTGATTTATAACAACATTTAAATAGACATTATCTTTAGTTTTATATAACTGAGACATACTCGTATCTGTGATCTTATATATAAATACTTTTTAAAAAAACTAGGGATATGGGATATGGGATATACTCTATTAAAAACCAGCTTTATTCATAGTTACCCAAGTAACTAAATCATCACTATATTTACCGTAAAATAAATATTTAAATTCTTCTAAGGATAAATCTCTCAGTATTAATCGTAACGCACACCAGCGTCCACAATCTTTGATATTATTTCCCATCTTTTGAAATTTATAATTATTATATGATAATTCATAGGGTGAAGACAATAATAAATAAGAAAGGTATGGTATTGCTTGATTAGATTCGACACGAAAATTATAAGGAATATATTCTATCTGACTATCGATGAATCCATTATATGGATCAAAAAATTCAATTTCATTATCATTTAATTTAAATAAACAACACCAATGACCGTAATTTTTTTGGATTTCATATAACAAAAAACATGCTCCATACGGATCTAATATTTCATCAATATGATTATAACGGTGTAATTCTGGATATAAGATGATATTCGCTTTACCATCTACTAATCTCAGTACTTGTTTGTCACTCAGTGCAACATTCTTATACTTATCAATAATTTCCTGCATTATACTTTTATAAAAAGTATAGCAAAAAAAAGAAACTTTTATATACTTTTATTAAAAGTATTACGAAGTATCCCCGTAATTAAGCATAACAAACTTCAACATATCCACCATATGTAATTGCACCCGTTGCTAGTGTTGATACTAACTGCACATTTATAACATTACCTCCAGTAACAAGTATATTAGTTGATAGATTTCCAGCATATGCTCCAGTAATATTATCTTCTGATGAAAAAGCATTATTACCAGCAGATCCTACGACTGTACCATTATTTACTAATTTATAGTCAAAAATTAAGTCCGAGTACCCTTGGTTCGCTCCAGTCAGGCAATGCGCACTAATCGTATAACTTACTACTACACTCTGATTTACCGGAAGTACAAAATTATAAATAGTAGTGGTACCATTTGCAGGTATAGACCCATGCACCCCATTTCTAATATTACATAGTGTTAATGAACTATTTAATGCAATACTTTGAAAAACCGGATTTCCATTTTTTGAAACATCTTGGGTCAATACAGTATTTAAATTTGGACTACCTGTAACCCCACCAGCAATAATTGTATTCGAACCACTATTAATGGTTTTATTTGTTAATGTTTGAGTACTAGATGTATCAACTATATTATTCCTAGATACCAGAACTGTACCTTGTTGTGCCAAAATAGAAGTTGCGGTATTATCAAGTGCAATACCAGCTTGTGATATTCTTAATCGTTCCGTGAAATTCGTACCAATTTTGAAATCATCTTGAGCCCATACATATGAATCATTATTTACTGGATTTTCTCCGACATAAAATATTCCGGTTCCATTACTAGTAAATGCAATATCATTATCTGGTGAGGTAATATCTACTTGGTCTATCGTTATATTACCGGTTCCACTCGACGTTTTATTTGTTACCGTTAATTTTCCTTCAATGGGTAGTGGTCCTCCTCCTTCAGATGTACTGATACTTCCAACGTAAATATTATAATTATTGGGTACTAAAAGATTAGAAATAGACATATTCGATTGTATATATATATAACCTTTTTTAAAAAAGGTATGTCAAAAAATAGAACTCTTCACTAAGGTGAGTTTTTATAGAGAGTTATATATATACATGTTGATTAATAACAGTTTAATTAAAGGAAGCGGGTGTGCTAATTATCCGTATTGTAAATACCCGGGTAAGCCAAAAAAAAGGATATCATCACAAGGTGGTAAGATATTAGGTAAAAAATTAAATTTTACTAAATTCTTGTCAACTTTAGAAAGACAACATAACAAATATTTAGCTAATTTACCAATGTGGGACCAATATATTGTATGGACTTATACTTTG